TGGAACAATAGGTTTAGATTGATTATTAGGAGTGTTACTAGGAGGATGAAGAGGATTAGGAAGAATGGCAGCGGGATTAGTCTTTTCAGCATGACNGAGGTTATAATGCTGGAACTAGAGATTATGATAGTATAACAAGAAGTCATAGGAGGTATAACGAAAAATTATAGGAGGGAAAGAAAAGGAAAGANCTCAATTTAACCCTATTTGAACCACATCCAACTCCACCATCTCATTCTCCACGAACTCCACATTCACCACTTTCATCTCCATATCCTCTTTCTCCACATTCAATACCTCTCGTCACCTCTAATTTCACCTCTATAACTTTTTGTTATGAGAGTAAATCTCCATGACCAATATCAGTATAACAAAATGTTATGAGAGTAAATCTCCATTAATTTCATTAGTGGAATTATCATCAGTAACTACATTAAATTCATAATTATCAAGACTATCATTAATAATATGAGCGATACCTTTTAATTTACCAGCAATACCAAGTCTACTCTTATTAACACTATCATATATTTTTGTTATATCTTCAGCATTACCATTAGTAGTAATATCAGTAATAGCAAGAAGAATATCAGCATTAGCAGGATGAAGATTAATAAGTTCAATAGAAGTAATAGAATTATCATTCTCAACTTCAATAGTAGTAATAATACGATGTACTTTCATGATGTTTAATATTAGGATAAGACTTATCAGAACTTGCAGCTAGTTCATGATTGATAAGACTTATCAGACTGTTAAGTTCGTTTGCTACAATCTATTTAATGTTGATAATGAGCATTTCCATGTTGAACACTAGCAACAGCATCAACAAAACTATTGTTGATAACACAAACGCTACCAACCCGAAGGTCAGTAGCGTCATGTTCATTAGAATGGCATGTCGTCATCATTCATTGCAGTAGCAACAAAACTAGCTGCTTTAGCTTTAGCTTCACGCTTGGCAACAATGGCAGCACGAGCGTCCTCCATAATCTGCTTGATAAGTACATTATATGCACCAACAAGAACAGGGTCAGCAGGCTGTTCGATACCTACAATATGATATACATATCTATCATAATCCACAACATTGTAAAGATTATCTTTACGAGTAAATGGATTACGGTCTTGTACACCAGCAGGTACAAACTGACAAAGAACTTTGACAGCAACACCAGTCAGATACATACTAGCAAAACCAGCTTCAACAGCTTCACCAACATAGTTGACAAATCTACCGTAGAACTTGTCTTTGCGCATTACAAGCCGTATCTGATTGAATGGCATCTGAATAGCACCAAGCATACCCATTCGATGTGTACCATCAGGCATACTTTGAGCACCTTTGACAGGACTAGCAATAGTAACAAACGCATTGAGATAAGAATTGCCATTATGACCTGTACGTTCTTGACAATCAATATTAGTAATGACAGTAGTCATTACATAACTATGACCATCAGTACAGATGCGTTTAACAACATCA